TTGATACTCCGCCAACCGCTTCTTTAACTGCAGTAAATCTTAAAACATCATCAACTTGTAAAGCACCAGAAGGAAACGAAACTGTTAAAGTTGTAGTTCCTGCAGTTGTAAAAGGGTTTAAAGGTAAAAAATCTTGTGTGCTAAATTCTGTTCTAGCAGGTCTTGCTCTTTGTAAAGCCTGTGGGTCTGCACTAGTGGGTTTAGGATCTAACTGTGGTTGCTTAGGCTCGTACTCTGAAACATGGACCAGGGCCCCATTCCATTCTCTAACCATTTCATTGTATGGAAATGCCATACCCGATCTATCCGATATTGCTAAAGCATATTTACCTTGTGAAAATACAGACATTAACCAATCCCCGGATAA